CAGTGGCTGACAAAGGGTCTCTACACTTGGCAAGACGCTACACAATCTGTCTTATTGACTGAACTTCCTGTTGGAACTTGGACGAAGGATTATAAAACTTATTTGGATGGCCTTGTACAAGGTATGGGGAATGATGCCAAGGAGGATGGTAAGGCTGTTTTGAAGCACTTTGATGACTTGTACAATGATGTGGATGTGAAATTTACATTGTATTTGGATGCGACCTATTACACAAAAGCCAAAGCGAACCCAGAAGAATTTGAGAAGCGCTTTCACTTGACAACTTCTTGGAAGACGACGAATATGTGCTGCTTTGATCCGAATATGAATATTGTCAAGTACGATACTATCGGTTCTATCCTAGAGACATTCTATACTCATCGCCTTGTAGCCTATGAGACGCGACGACAGCATCAGATCGCTGCCTTGAAAGATACAATTGAGGAACTTGATGCAAAAGTGCTGTTTATCAAGGCGATTGTAGAAGAACGTCTGAAACTGATGAACCAAGAGGATGCTGATATTCTTGCTAATCTACAAGAGTTGGGTTTGCCTCCACGCTCTGATAGGGCCAATCCTGGATCTTTGGCAGCTTATGAATACTTGTTACGCATGCGGGTAGATAGGCTGAAGAAGCAATCTGTGCTGGATGCTGAAAAGGAACTAGTAGGTGTAAGAGCCGAACTGGCTAAACTAGAAGCGACCTTGGCTACGGAACTCTGGATCCGAGAGTTGGATGAGTTCTTAGCTGCTTGGACAAGTACTGAGCAACACATGCTTGCGATTCTCAGTGCTTCTAAAGAAGATCCTATTGTTAAGAAGAAGGTTGTGATTAAACGTAGTACGAAAGTCTAGAACATCTGCAAAATCTAGACTTTCCTGCGTGAAGAAGAGCGTCGTTTCATTCGTCTGCTATGACTACGCTTTCTTGTTAGGGTCCGTAGGACCCGTTTACCACCCAATTGACTAGTATATTCAAAACATTGGTCCTTTGTATCAAATACTTGTACAACCATTCCATGTTTTTTATACAAATCCAGTTCCTCTCGTGTTGGTTGTAAGGCAACAATAAAAGTTTTAGAATTGTAGGCAGAATCTGGACCAAAGTATAGTTTTAACTCTTTGATTAAAAATTCCTCAAAATCTTCTAAATAACAATACCGTCTTCTTCTAGAATTGTTTAAATTATTAGAAGAGCTACGTGACCTACGTGCTTCAAACATAGGTTGCATAAAGGTTCCAGATTGTACATTATATACACTTTGTCCACCCTCTAGTTTGAGTTCCCCTGCGGCATAGATCCGTTTAGCGCCTACACGATACGCGATGATATTATGTTTTGTACCAATTTCATAGGAAGAAAAGACTTTACACGCAGCAAACTGTTTTTCATTTGGTGATGAACTATCTGAATAAATAATCCATGTATAGATTCCATCCTCTGTCGGAACCGTTGTGAAGATCGGAATTTCCTGTAAAAATGGTTCTCTGTTCATATCCGTAGATCGTAAATATACAGGTTTGCCATTTAGATTCAGCCTACAATTATGTCCAGCTTTTACAGAGACTGCTTCCTTCAAATCAATAGATTCTACGCGCATCCCTGTATCCCATAGTTCACGGCACGGATCCTCTAAGTTTCCTTCCACAGCTATATTGGAAGGCATGTTAAATCCAAAAAACGTGTTGTTGTTGGCCATACAACCTCACTCCTACTTGGTACAATGTAAAAGTGTCTTTGCATAAGATAGCCATCTACATTTAGGTCTTCGTGACTATTCTAGCCTCATAAGATGGTTTGATTCAATAACAGCAACTGACATTCTATATAAGTAGTAAATAAAATTATATAGAATTTTTTTGTATAAAGAGATATACCCTCTTACATAAACTTTCGGAATGGAAGGCTCTTTGTTCCGGCAGACGATTGGGATACTGGATGTTGCAAAGGAATAGGCAATTGACTGATATCCTTTAAATAATACTCGTACATTCCGATCTCACTTAAAATTCGTGGAACACACCATTCAATAACAAGATCATTTAAATCACTGATTTGCCCGGGTATATCATAGTCTAAGTTTTTTGCATATTGTAAATACAAACTTCTCATAACAATCTGAAGTTCATCGGCACTTTGTTCATCAATGACCCACCGTTTCTCTTTGCTCCGGTCATAGACCGATTTACGAATGGCATTCTGAAGGATCTTTGTATTCTCCGGGCCAAAGAAGGTTTTACTCAGGATCGTCTCCCCCCAATTTCCTCGCATAAGGTCTTGTCCTGGATTTTGATCCACATCTGTCCGGTACCCAAACCCCCCGCGTTCTGGGTTGGCAAGAAATCCACCTGCCGAAGGGCGGGCATTCATATTCAAGCGTCCATTTTGGTCGCCTACGAATTGTCGTGTGGTGTCTGGAAATACAAACGGGGGGGATGCTTGGCTGGTTGGATCCATATCCTCCGGTTCTCTCTGTTTGGAACAATAGTTTCTGATTTCTATAAAAATAAAATCTCACGCCAAGGTATAGAAGTATGTCGTCTTTACTGTCCCGTACCAAGCAAGTCCCTGCAAATTCTGGCTATTACATTAACGTTGGTGATGTTCGTACTACCTTTTACTACAACGCTGGTACTGATGCGGCTCCCCTTATCTCTACCAACTTGGCTTGCTTAAGCAGTCAGGTATCTACCATTCTTAAGAATGTTGGTAGTGCGATATTCCGTGACCACGGAAAGACCCTCCTTTCCTCCGGTCGTGTGTTCCGCAAGGTTCAGCTCATGGTGTCCACCAACAGTGTAGTAAATGGTGGCACTGATGGTGTTTCTGGAACTGCATATGCCAGCACAGCCAACCCTGGATACTTCAGTGGCTACATTGAGCTTCCTGGTGCTGGTGGCTACAGCTCCGGTACCGGATCATTCACCCCTGTTGCTCGTCTAGGTTAAACGGTAGTTTAGACTTGCTTTGGAAAATCGTTAGATTTAACAAAGATCGGTTAAACGGTAGTTTAGACTTGCTTTGGAAAATCGTTAGATTTAACAAAGATCGGTTAAGTAGTTGGATATTAGTTAATTATATACTACCATCTTATAGAAACATTTCTAAAATGTCCCTATAAGATTATAACTCTATAAACATACATGAACCTGTAAAATGTTTCTACAACTCTGATTACTATTCCGTAGTAGAGAGAGAACCCGAATGAGTTGGTCCTTAATAGCCTATATTTTTCTATGTATCGTACTCGGTCTATCATCCGTGATGGCATTAATGCGAGGTGGCCGTTCCATTGCAGCTGTCCTATGTTTAGTATTATTTATTCTAATTTTTGTATTTTTTGGTCTCCGATGGTTCCGAGGAACCCAATCCGTATTTGCTTATACTGGTTCCTGGCCCCCAATTATAAATATGTGCCCCGACTACTTGGTCTACTACAAAAATGCTCCCTCTAGCATGCTAAAATTCACAGACAGTTGTGTAGATCTTCTTGGAATCGGAGGCAATGATCTAGTTCCTTGGACATCCGAGGAGACGCCTTCTAATCCTCCTGCTAATGCAAATAAATACTTTCCGTATGTCTTCAAACCTGGAATGACAGCAGATCAACTGAAAGCTTTATGTGCTGCGGCGCAACAATATGGCTTAACTTGGGAAGGAATCTACAATGGAGAAAGTTGTATCGCAACAACTGGAGTTGCGGTTCCTGCTGGTACAACTACAAGTGATACAAAATGTCCAGGTGGCGCACCTCCTTGTGCGCCCGGTCAAGCGAACTGTTAGATCCTTGAACAATGTAACTATACTTTATGAAATTAGTAGTTATTCCTAATTTGATAGATTTTAAATACAATATATAGAGCATTATAATGCCTATAAATCTAAATATTCTTAAAGGATTCAAGGCTCATGAAGATGTAATAATTAAAGATGGACTGGATATATTTGGATGGAAAAGTATTGATGGATGGATACAAACAACATGCCAACGTATAGGTATTCCTTTGAATTCAGATAGTACATTGGAATTTCAACGTACATTAAATAATGGAACAACCAATTTTGGTACCCTAGGGGAAAGTCGCGTATATGAAGCTGGTCATTTTGGGGCTCAAGTAACTGTACCAATCTTGGGAACAGATGTAACAAGTGGAAATGATTGTTTACTTCATTCTTTTTTATCCTGTACAAGCCCTACATTTAGAATGATACGAAATGTAAAAATAGGTGGTACAATTTATTCAGAACAAAATGTAAGAAATTGTATTGCAACTATATTCCGCAGACTACTAATGCCAACCTGGTTTCCTGACGGAACACTAGGATATGACAATTATGGGAATGAAATAGGAGATTCCTTAGAATCAATACTAGATAGAGATACACTAGAAGAATATACAGGTGTTAGAATATGCGAACAGTTTGGACTAAATATTCTATTTGTTCAAGATGGAATACCTATACCTACTACAAATGCACAATATAATGCTAAAAATCCAAATAAAAGAACACCTCCTAACGCGACATTTTATAATCATGGATCAGATTCTACTATATGTATTTTTGGAGCACCTAACCATTTTCAGCCAGTAGAACTAAACGATGGTATGCAGGTGAGTTTTATATTAACTGGATTTGATGGAGACACATGGCATACACAAACATTTGCTATAGAAACAGCGTGTAAATTCAAAGTAGGTGATACCGTAACATACAAAGACAGACAGTATTGGGTTATGGAATTAAAGTATGATAATGGACCTCCAGAGTGTACTCATATAACTTTATTAGAAAAAACAGGTACACACAAAACGAATTTTCCAAATAATACACGTAATAACTATGGTGAGCCTTCAGGGCAAGGAAGAAATTGGTCACGTAAGTTTCGTAATACATTTATAAAAGTTCCTGTAGGAGAAATTACAGCAGCAGTAGAAGCAATGGCAAATATCCCTCTAGTAAATAGACAACTCAGTAATTTTGAAGTTGCGAAACAATTTCAACAATCTTTGAATGAAAAAGCAGCAATTAATGCTCAAATAGCGAGAGAAGCAGCTGAAGCAGCTGAAGCAGTTAATGCCGTAGCAAATATTCCTGTAAGTCAACGTTTAACAATAAACCAACTAAGAGAAGCACGTATAAAACGGTTCAGTAAACATCATAAAACAAATACAAGGAGCAGACGTACTACAAAGTACCGTTCTACACGTCGTAGAAAGTAAACACCTAAACTATGGCCTGTAATTAAACACAACAATGACAGATGAACTGAATAAACCGAATGAACCTGATTTTTGCTTCCAACCTGAAGCCGAGCAACAACTCTACAATTGGATGTTTCAGCGCACAACCCCTGCATTTCTCCTCGTAGGCCCCCCAGGTATCGGAAAAACCACCCTTGTCCATCGTATTATGAAGCGTGTTGGATATACACTTTGTGAATTCAACGCGAGCCACACACGTTCTGGAATTGCCTTTCGTAAAACTATCCTGCCTCTCTTAAAGCACGGCGGTGTCAAAGAATGGCTTCGTGACGGATCCCCTGATCGTATGGCTGTCCTCTTGGATGAAATGGATGGACTCAGTGGTGGAGAAAAGGGGGGTCTTTCTGAACTTCTCGGATTCTTGCGCGAGTGGCGCAAAGAAGATTCTTCCCATCCCTTGATTCTTATCTGTAATAATTTGAATGGACGTCCCATGGAACAAATTCGTCGTATCTGCACAACACTTGTCCTACAACCTCCTAAATCAGATGTTATACTTTCTACATTCAAAGGAACTCATACATTGCCAGAAGAAGTGGCAAAATGTGGCGATCTACGTGTGATTTTCCGCCATTTAGACGGATTTCCTGCCCTAGATCAACAAGTCCATATAGAAGATTCCAATTGTACAAGTGCAAGTCTAGAATGGGCATGGCATTGTTTGCATAGTGAATATGATCCCTATGTGACAATATCATTAGAAAATAATGAAGCTAATTTAGCAGGACTTGTATTGCATGAAAATGCCCCTAAACGCCTAGAACCATATGAAGATGCACTAAATACATATATGCGTATATTTAATATTCTCTATATCAGTGACTGGGCGGATTTTTGGGCATTCTTTTATCAATGTTGGCAAATTCTTCCTCTTACCCAACAACTCAAATTAAAAGTAACAAATCATATTTTTCATCAACTTCCTCTGACCAATACATCCATAGTCCCACCAGAAGATTTGGTATTTACACGTGTTCTCAGTCGCCAATCTGCTCTATTTAATTCCTGGAGAGAAATGTGCCGTATTCATGATACAACAGGTGTGCCCATTCGGTGCGTTGCAATGGTTGCTGGTAAGTTTTCAGAACAAAAAACGAAAAATCTTTCTCTTAGTGCCAGTCCAAAAGTATAAAAGATGTAACTACATTTGTTGTTGTATAAGAGTCTCACCCTCATGGAGTAATCGTATAACATGAAGCGGTTCTTTACGACCAAGACGATAGGCTCGTCCAATCAACTGTTTCTCTTCTTCTGATGTCATAGCATGATATAATAAAACATGTGTTGCACTAACTAAATTTAACCCAGCTCCTGCAGATTCTGTAGGTAAAAATAAAACTCGTTTTTCTCCTTGTTCAAAGGACCGAATTGTAGAAGCAATTGTGTCCTTATTTCCTCGCAACGTATGATACGTGATTCCTTCATTTGCACAATCACGCTCTAGAGCCAAAAATGGATTCTCATACCGACTAAATACTAAAACTCTTGATTGTGGATTTTTTTTTAAAAATTGTACCAATTGCTTTTGTTTACTTAATAACTTTGTTGGCTGCGTAGGTTTAGGCTTTGATTCCACAAGTTGAATAAGTTCAGTTGTTCGTATCCCTGCACGACACATTGGGCATGTCATTGCACGGGATAAACTTTGCAAGATACATGCTCCACAAAAAATACGATGGCAGCAAGGAGTCAATGTACCTGCATGATCATTCGGATTTTCGTAACAGATAGGACATTCTTCTACCTGAATATTCAAGAGACGCTCACGAAATGTCTTTAATTGTTCTTCTACAGAGTGTATTTTCCCTTGCAAAGATGCAAGAGCTGCCTCTTTTGCTTGAGATGTTGCATATTCCATTGTTTCTTTAAATTGAAACGTCTTTTTCAGCCTATCTAACTCTTTCTCTCGCTCCAGTGTTACTGCGTCTATTAGGTGCATTGTAGTATCTGTGGATACTCCTAGCTCTTGCAAGGCTCCATCAATATTTCCAGCATGAAGCATACTTTGAATAGAGGAGGATACGACCCCCTGAAGCATTCTATGTGTAATAGGTTGTTCACATTGTAGAATTATATCTAGAATTGGTGGCATTTGTCGGCTTTCATTCAAAAACTCCTTTGAACAGCAAAGAACAGTCATTGCACGAAGAGAGTGATCAGAATGAAATTCGTGCAACCAACGACTACTACGACATCGTAACCAAACTGTTCGACCCAATGTATTGGCTTGCACTGTGCCTATTTCTTCTCGTAACCAATTTCCTAACTCTGGTGTAAAAGACTCTAAATTATTCGTGTAATACTCCAACATAGATGGGCGAATACTGTATCCTTCTAATACAAAATTTGGCCACGTTGCAGAAATAAACCATACGAAGGGTGCATCCAGTTTTAGTGCCCCCCAAGGAATATAAATACTATCAACCTCATCCACAAACACACGTTTCCATTGAATCCCCTGCATTTCTGCAATACGCTGTAAATCACTATATAAGGTATTACTTACAAGAACTACATCCGATTCCATACACTGTTTCATAAATGCATTTTTTGCAGTAACAAATGCTGCTTTTTGTTCTTCTGTAACATCTGGATTTACATGACGTGTTACCATTGCTTGAAGATCCTTTTTAGACTTTGCGTAAAATACAGACAAGGTTGTCTGTGTTTTACAGTATTGCTGCCACTGCCTATAAATTGTATGCGGAACTATAATAAGTGATGCCTTAGATAATTTTTTATAATCACGTTTATATACTGTAAATAAATGTTTATTACTTCTTTGATACAAACTATTCCGTATTTGTGTTGGTTGAATTATATGTTTTAGTGAGGCAATATAACTTAGCACAGTTAGACTTTTCCCAGTTCCAACTTCATCACCTAATACACCATAATTTGCATAGGTAACTGTATTTTGATAGGTGATTCCTTGGATACTGTTTGTTTCACGTTCCCCCATTGCATGCAGGAGAGCACGTTGATGGGGTTTTAAAGGGACTTTAATTTCAGCCGGTTGCAAGGCTTGGGTTGATTCTGCTGTCACTAAATTACGAAACGATACATCTACTGCTGAAAGAACAGAATGAGTAGAGTATGGTATAGATGTATCCAATATAGAGGATTCTGGATGATATGGATCTATTGTAGAATCTTCGGACGCAGAAACTATAGACATGGGAATATGCTACTATACATGTAAGACTTGGATTTAGGCTCAAATATATATATGCGTATATGTCTAGGTATATCCTACGCTTGTTTATAGAATTCTTGTAGGGATTTATCCTTTACAAAATGATTTAGCTGTAAAGTGGTCTTTTTCACAAAGGGATTTGTTTTATTCTCCCTAAATTGATTTTTATCAAAGGTATTTTCAGAATGACTCATCACCAACATTGTTTTGATTGGATCTAATTGAATCATAGGGTGTTTATAATCCTCTAGAAAACTCTTTTCTTCTGCATATACTACAGTTTCATCATAAACATGTGTTTTTGCATAGGAGGCTCTATACGCCATTGTCCCATTAGTAGCATGCTTTTTACCATACGGCCCAATTTTTAGAATTTCTCCAGTATCAGAATAAAATATATAGAGTTCAGAACATCCAGCAAGCTGAATAGTTGGATTTTCAGCAAATCGTTTGACAACATGAGCAACACGATCTGGACTATACCAATCGTCATCATCCATGGAAATGATTAGTTCTCCTTTTGCCTCTTTATTCAAGCGATTCCGTTTTGCCCCAATATTCAGTTTATCTTCTAGTGCTATATACCGAATATTTGGCAGCCCTTTTGTATAAGTTTCTACCAGCTCTTGTACCTTTTCAGTCCCATCATCTAAAATGATCCATTCCATACGATTTTTTGGGTATGTTTGTGCCTTATAACATGCAACCATAGATTCTATAAATCGGCCTCTATCATACGTTGGTGTTACAATAGACACAAATGGGGTCGCCATAGTGGTATGTAGATCTCTCATAGAAGATATTTATGTATTCCTTATACTGTTTTTGTTGGTGTAGCTGCTGCTACCATAGAATGTAGGCCTTGTTGAAATTCCCCATAAGCATTCATAGACATTTGGTTTGGAATCCAATAAAAGGGATACCATAAATAACGGCCAATACGTGTAGTAGCCGGTTCTAAACTTAGCGGTAGAATTGCATAAATATGAACAGGGCCGAAACGGATTCGTCTGTATAACGTATATAATAATACAATAGGTGCATAAAATGGAATGATCCCATATAGAAAATATAGAAGACGATAAATAGGCATACGGCCAATCGCCATATTTGCAGCTAAACAACCTGCAAGAATTCGTAAGACTAAAAATAACCAGTTAAATACAATATTAAAAGCAGTTGTCCCAATTGTTCTCCCAGCTTTCTCATATGTCATTGTAGAATCATCCGTTTTCTGTATTTGTTTCGTATCTTCTAGTATTTTTTCTTTCACTTCTGACTGTGATTTTTCAGAACTTTCTTGTATATCTTTTACTTGGTCTGGATGGAGTCCAATATCAAGAACTTTCTCATTGAAGCTTTGTATTTCAGTATTATAATCAATTTCACTTGCTGATACTTTATTTTTTGCATACCAATCATTTTCGCTCTTTATTAGGTCTTTGATGCTATTGTATTGTTCCTGTGTAAGTTGATTTGTTTGTTTGGCTAGTTTACTATTATTTTCTGCCAATTTTAAATAATTTAAGAAAAACACACGAATTTTATCATTATCTTGTAGTGTAGATAAATTATTAACAAGAGTTTCATATCGTGATCCAATATCCTCTAGATCTGCATTTGGATTATCCTTCAACCATTGTTTATCTGTCATAATTAATTTTGACATCTCGGCTGCAGTTTCGGGAGTAAGAAAACTCAATTTTGATGCTTGAATTATACCATCTGATGCGGTTTTGATACCTGCATAATAGACCTGTCGTGCATCACGAATTGCTTTAATTTCTTCAGGTGTCTTTTTATCCTTAAATAATCTCCATAGACTCATGAGTCTCTCCTACCTTGGTCCTTCTTTTCTCTCTTGTATGGACCGCATTAGTATTGGCCTACTTTAACAAGTTGTACTAGTAAATAGAAGACGTGGATCTTATTATATCTATCTAATGAACAAAGCACCTACAAAACCACATAGTCACTTACGAATAAAAACTAAATTTCCATATGAAATTGCCATCCCTACAATACATAATCCCGTTCTATTACGAGACACCACATTGAATATATTAAAAGCATATAGAGTTCCGAGCGCAAAAATAACAGTCTTTGTTCCATCCGCAAGTCAAGAACAAATTTATAAGTCTGTTTTATTACCAAATACTTATGGTAGAATATGGAATACTTCTACAACAACCCTTGCAGATCTGTATAATAGAATATATAGCTATTATACACCTGGTACTCAAGTTGTATTTATAAAAGATTGTATTCAGTATATTTTGGAAGAGAACCCTCTACTACGTCCGTTGAAAAGTTTCTTAGCTCTGTGTAAATTAGGGTTTTTAACATGTGAAAAAGAAGGTTCTAGCTTCTGGGGTGTATCCCCTACAATTTCTACTATGAAACAGACTATTACAACCTCTCTTCAGTATATTCCTGGAAGACTTTGGGGAACCTATATCCCATTACCATCAGTGATTCATCTAACACAGAATCATAAGGAAGACTATGAGCGAACTATACAATATTATAAGGCAGACAAGGCTGTTATACGACTGAATATGGCATGTGCCGTAGAATGCAAACAGCCCATAGACTTACCTGGTTTACGAAGCTCTATCCAAGCCCTTTTACAGATCTATCCAGAGTATGTAACACTGAAAAAGTCAGATCCATTGAATATACAGTTTCGTGCGCAAAATGAGGACTTGAAGGGTTGATCCTAAGAACACCTAAGAGATGCATGTAGCCCTTTGTTTCTGGGGCCTTTGTCGTTCTACCGACCTTGTGTTGGAGAGTATAGAACGCTGTATTTTGGAGCCTCTTCGGTCAGCTGGAGTTGTAGTTACTGTATATCTTCATACATATACATTATATAAGCCATATACGAATAGTCGCTCTGGAGAATTTAACTTGCAGCTGAAAAATACGAACTGGAAACTGCTGCAACCAAACTGCTATAGTATAGAAGATCAGGATACTGTTGATAAACATCTTCATCTAGAATCTTACAGAACCAAAGGGGATCCTTGGTATGATGATAGGACTCCAGATTCTATTCCATTCAGTACATTGGATAATCATATACGATCTTTATGGTCTCTCAAACAAGTAACATCGCTTTGGTGTAAATCTAAGGAGAACTATACACGTGTGATTTATTTGCGCCCAGATGTGCGGTTTCAGACTCCATTAAAAATAGAATGGATAAAAGATCCATTAGCCTCTATAGTTCTTATTCCTGATTTTCATCACGTTCATAAATGCAATGATCGTTTTGCCATAGGAGAACCTGCTGCGATGAAGGTATATGGTGGGCGATTTGATGCTGCCTATGAATACTCAAGACGAATGAGTCTTCATAGTGAAAAATTCTTATATGATACTATGACTGGTAAAGGATATGTGTTTGCTACAATACGATTCCGATTTCGGCGAATACGAGCAGATGGAAAGGTGTGCGAAGGGGATAAGGATATTTAATGGGCGTTGTAGTTTACTACAACGCATATTTCAGACCACCATAGCCAGACTCCACCACGAAGAAATTGATATTTTCCGCATAGATTGTTAATTCATATACATAGGATGGATTCAACGGCAATGGCCAAGGATTTACATCCAATTGAAACAGTCGTATTCGGCTCGCATTTACACTCCCACTTGGCTGATCTTCCGTAGATAATAGACTAAAATTCAGAATCGGCAAATACTGAGATTCTGGAAAACTCGCACCCTTTACCGACCGAAACGGTTGAACTTTTGTAAAATAGTCCAACGGTTTTTCCTCTTGAATTTCATTTCCATCCAACAATACACGCAATGTATTCAGTATTTGTACTTGAGAATTGGGTATTAAAAGTCCTGTACCAATCAACACATTTTGTGCCACAGGAATCATAGGAGTTGCCAGCCATGGTTTTTTATCAGGATTAACCCAATTTGTATAATTTGCATTCTGATTTGTATAAGGATATGTGTCACTTCGCCGAGGTACAAGTAAAAGCCGTGTAATTGGATTACTGAGCTCTAGATCATATAATGTACGTGTATATAGATTCGGTTGTTCTATTGTAGTTACTTGATTCACCAAATAGGTCAATGGTTGTGCAGCAAACACCTTTCGTTCCGCATCAGTTAAATATATATAGGTTGCTTGAAGTTGTGGATTAAAAAACCAAGTATTGAGCGCTGGAGGAGTATAACCAACATCCGTGGCAAAAGCACGAAATTCTCCAGAAGGATCATAATAGGATACATAGGACGGTTGCCCTATTGCAATCATAGATGCGGGGGCATTTAGAGCATATCCAGGACGCACTCGGTAACCGGAAGGGTCTAAAATACTGTATAATTCTTGAATAGGTCGCATAGTAATTTGTATTTCACATTCATGATACTGAAGTGCCACTAAGGGTAATGCTTTGTTGATAGATTCTGAAAACCAGAGAGGAAGTGGAACATAGACTGTTTGTCCAGGAATGCTTGGCGCATTTAATTGTTGCGCCACTGCTGGATTTCCTATGACACTTGGATATCCTTTTCCAAGTTCTCCTCCAGCATAAATACCTTGTGATGGATTCGTAAGTTCTGGAACATCTCCCACAAGATTTCTCCATTTTTGAAACATATCCTGATCCATATCGGCATGAGCTTTTGCAATGATATAGTCACTATCAAATTCCTGGATTTTAGTTCCACCTACAAAAAATGCTATATTGGCTAAACTATGAGCTCCGAGATAACGGTTCCACTGAAATTCGTACTGAGCTTGGCGCTGATTTGTGGGAGTCACAAATTTACTGTAAATATCTGGAATCTCAAAGGTAAACATCATATCAGTCACTAAATCGGCAATACGCTGAATTTTTGCTCGTAGTTTGATTTGTTGATCAAAAAAGAGTTCATTCGGCCCATCCAATGGGAGTGTCGCACTTTCCATAGAAAAGTGGGAGTACTTTTTGAAGACCTTATAGAAATATGTAAAATCTGGATTTCCATTTAGGATCACATTTTGTGCACCATAACTGACAAGTGCTAATAAACCACCACCGGGCATGGGGTGTCTCTTCCTGTTAGATCAACACGCATTTTAAATGAGTGTTGATTTAACACGTATAGTATTACATATTCACCTTTTTACCTAGAATACTTTGTAACCCACCAATCATCTTCCAAATACGGTGGCTGGTTAGAAGATCCTGTATCACATGCACCAGACTTAGGACCTGCATTCACCATACTTTGAATTTCAGTATAAGAAAGAGCATAACTGAAATAAGATAATGCGCTCATATTTCCATTAAATGCTCCAAAGATTTGAAGAGGTGTTTGTTGTGTAGTGTTCAAAGATGGAACCTTTGTAGGATTTAATAGAAGTCTGCGTTGATTAAATAAATATAGATTTCCAAAATTCTGATAAAAGACAGATTGGTCCATATTTAGCTTTTTCGCCAAGTTTCCATTAATATAGACTTCTACTGCATTTGCTCGTCCCACAATAGAAACATGCACCCACTTCTTTACAGGAATATTCTCTATATCAATATAATTATTCCATGACTTGGAAGAATTCATATACACACGCATAGTATTTATATTAGATTTCAAGAATACTCCAGGAGACATCAGAGGAAATGGTGATGAATACCCTTTGTGCATTACATGGGTGAGACCATCTTCTTGTCTTTCAAAGGAAGCTGGATTAATCCATAAGAAAAATACATAACTAAATTCTGCTCCAGTACGTTCATTATCTGAAAATGGCAGGGTCTTATGTTTAGGAATATTAGGATTTTGTTCATATTGTATTGGTTTATCTTGTGAATTTGCTGTACAGCTCAATAAATTTACTCGGGTGCCACTCACAGCAGTGTAACTTTTATATACTGTTTCAACCGACATAAATAGTATATATAATATGATAGATGCGCATAATGAAAGAATAATTTGTGGAAGAATTCCTGTTCCGAGAATCCATGATGCGGGATTCGCCGAATTCATAGAAGTGTTTTGAGCATTCATTCTATCTCCTCTATCTTATGGAAAGAGTTCTACGGAGACTTCTGAAACTATGGCTTATCCCGTAACATTCATTTTCGCATTTGTCATTGAATTGACAGAATTGGGATCAAACATTGCAGAAATATATTGCCAGAAGGTGTATTGTTGCCCAGGACCCGCCATGTACATACGCCAGACTTGTTCGGGATTGAGGGAATAATTATAGACACTTGTATTAGAAAGGAATCCACCAAATCCACCTTGATCTAAGAGTTTTAGACTCAAAGCAGCTTTATCCACCTTGAAAAAGGAAGAAAGGATACAGCTACGTGCTAGCTTACCATCAATATACACATCACAGATCTTGTTATTTAATGTTATAGTTACTTGAACCCACTTTTGCATATCAATCATCGGAATATCACATGGCTTATTCTCATCTGCATTTCCAACAGCGGGTCCATTAAACATACTGGTGAATGACGTAGTATTTGTTAAATCATTATAATCTTGCAATGGAGTACCACCAGATGCATTCATACTACGTGCACCGGTGCTACCCACATTTTTAGTAAGATCCTTTGTATGCACACGAACATGAAGAGAATTCTTATAAGGGCCAAGGTACATTAGTAATGTAAGGAAATTTGTTCCTCCAATACTTAGTACATGTTTGTTGGATCCAGCTTTTACAGAATAATCATTAATGTAGATCCAGGTATTAATAGAATACTCGCCACCTTCATACAATGCCGGAAGGGATGCTCCTGGTTTCGTAATAGGTGCAGAAGGTGTTGCAGGAAGAATAGATGGTACTACAATTACTGCTTGTGATTCACTTGCTCCAAATAAGTACTGATACAAGTAATAAAGAGCAACAAGTGCCAGAATTACAAAAATCACTTTTACAACGATACCTGTTACTGGCGAATTTGTAACACTTTGCATCCGAATGTCTCTATCATTTGTAGGGTTTAAAAATAACTGTATATATGCTTATGTACCAATCTATGCCTAAATTCATCTAGGCATAAGGGCTCAGTAGCGATAGCTACTATATCCTTACGCTATGCGTAAGGACTCTGCCAAGTTTTCAAAGGATTTGATACAGAAGATGCAGGTGTGCTAAAACAAAAAAGTCCATTCGGACATCCAAGTGTAAAAAATGAAAAATCCATTGGTGTATAGGGTTTATGCCGTGTATCAGAAGATAATTGCATATCTGCTACAATTTCTCCTTGACGAAACGGTGTTGCTGCAAGTTTTGGGTATCGGAATTCACCAAGTAAATTTTGATTTCCAATTGTCCATTGTGAAGAATTAATAACAGGATAATACATTGTACGATCACTTCCAGCAACTTCCCCATTATAATACACCGTATAACGACGGCCTTCGCGTACAATTGCTACATGAACCCATTGTTGTTGTGGAAAATTTTCTAGTTGAATTTGCTCTGTAGTAGGTGTTGTTGATCCTGGATTTTGTGTTTGTATAGAAAGTTGTGTTTTTGGTGCAACACTTGCTCCACCTGGTACAAATTCAAGTTGTAATGTACTTCCTAGATTTAGAAGTGATATAGAAGAGTTCTGTCCCAAAGAAAATGTTTTATTATTTACCGAACAAAATAGATAGACTAAGATCGTACCACCGGAAGGCGTCAAAAAATTTGTACGAACTATTTCGGATGTGGCAACTTTCGTTATAACATTTGTATATCCTGAACTTGGAGATAGACTCTGAAGTAATGCTGGTCGTGTATAATTTAATACAATCCATGTAATAGACAGTCCAACAAGAAGTAAAACAAACGTCCCTACCAAAACAGAAGACAGTGATATAGATGATACTGTCTCTGAATTCATTCCTATTTGTAGCATACTAAAGCATTCATAGGATAGTTCATAGTACTATATACTATTCGTATATAGTATTATGAATAGTATATATATTTTAAAAAGTATTATGCAGAGCAAGAATCCGGTAATGCCTTTAATGAGAGTGAAATTGCAGATCCCCAGGAACGAAATTCAGATACACCCAACATACGTTTCCAAATACGAAGATTCGATATACGAGCTGTATTAGATGAAATTTCATCCAAAGGAGGTTGGAAAGATCCATATTGCTCACGCAATTGATTCATTAATACTTTACTCTCAATTAAATACCCATTTATATAAATTTCTACAAGATTACTACTCATCATAATTCCAATTCGCACTGCCTTACCAACCGGAATATTTGGAATTGTAACAGACTCAATATTTGGAATAGAAGGTGTTGATGGATTCGCTGTTTGAACTTGAATCAATAAATCATTTGTAAGTCCATCCAACGACAAACATACATTAAAATTTGGATTGAATCGTAGGATCGTATCTTTTGTAGCATCCCAGGATGGTACTAATTTGGCTGGATCACTAGGAACATCCCCTCTTGATAGTAGAATACGTGGAGCACCTGTATTTGCCGTTGGATTATCCACTTGTATATCTACCATAAAACTGTAGCCTTTTGATAATTGACCAAGACCAGAATCAACATCTGTTATTGGAATCAATGATGTTGGTTTTGAAGTATTTGTAGATATTTGCCAAAATAGTTTAGAGTCATCATTACCGGGAATGGGTACAACTCCCCTTCCACCTGGAGTTGTAATAAAAACAGGTGTTATTGTATAATGTATCACTACAAGAAATAAAAGTAATATACACACTAAAACAAAGAAGTAAAACACATATTGAATTATTCCAGAAGATACTCCTGTAGAAGAAACATAATTAGTGTTTGGCATTCCAACCAGAGTATTATCTGATGATCCAAACCATGCACCACCACTTTGAGTTGCTGGCATCCTATTGAAATACTATAGTATATTCTCTATGATTATTTACTTGTAAAATAGTAAGCGGCTCCTCCTAGTACTCCTGCCACAGCAATTGCTGTTGCGCCATATTTTATCATAGAGGCAAAATAGATAGACTGAACATCGTCTGGAGTCCATACAGGACTGCGCCCTAGAGCACCGAGCCGATGATAAAATGCAATTGCGTCTGAATCTAAGTATTCTGGTTTTCCAAGATCTTTATTGACTAAATTATGAATACGAATTGTCCATTGAAATAAATCATGACGTGTATCTAAACTTGGTGTTATAGGGTTATTTTTTAAATGGTCAGCATAATGAAGTTTGCAAATAGGACATGGAATCAAGTGTGCAAGACTTTCAAAAAATTCTTTTGCTGCTCGTTTTTCTGCATATGTGGGTGTTTTAGGGTAACCAAGTGCAACAAGATGCATTGTATGCCAAAAAAATGGCCCCCATGTACTAGGTGGTATTCGACCGGGCATTCTACTAGATGCTATAAGAAGCTATAACATACTATAGCGCATTTATTAGTATATTTAGAGTGTAAAGACTTAACGCGGTACCTAATTGAGAGTATGCTATCTGGAATAAAAACAGCATGTACAAATTGTGGAATACAAGGACATCACTATAGAAATTGTGTAAGTCCTATAACAAGTTATGGAGTCGTTGCATTTCGCATAGCCGACACTTCATGGAACCAAGCATTCAGCATAGCAAACGATGATTCTACATTAAATGGTATGCCAGATTCTAAAATAGAATTTCTAATGATTCAACGACGTGATAGTATCGGATTTGTAGAACTTATACGAGCAAAGTATAAATTAACTGATATAAATTATATCAAGCAACAAATTCTTGGAATAACAAAACATGAACGTGAAGCACTTCGTACGCAGTCGTTTGATACTTTGTGGTCCAATCTTTGGGGAGGTATATGTTCTAGTGAAAATAAACAATATAAGCAAGAATATGAACAAGCAAAACTTAAATTTGAAACATTACAAAAAGGAGTTGAATTACATGGAGTGATATATACATTGGCTGGACTTTTAGATACAATTCCAGTGCAATGGGATACGCCAGAGTGGGGATTTCCAAAAGGACGACGAAATATATTTGAATCAGATTATCAATGTGCGATTCGCGAATTTGAAGAAGAGACGGGAATTCATTCTTCTGAATATCGCATATTTGAAAATATGGAACCTATTCGTGAAACATTTTTCGGAAATAATAAAATTCACTATTGTCATATATATTATTTTGCTTGGGTTCCATATACTATAAAGCTGAAACTAAATACAAATGATAATCTTATGGTACAAGAAGTTGGAAATATTAACTGGTTTTCTGTAGAAGATGCACTTACACACATTCGTTCTACAAATTTAGAAAAACGTGAATTACTCTTAAGAGCATCTACATTGCTTCGTATTGTATGTCCTATGCTCGTTGGACCTGTGGTAGCGGTTACGACGGGTCAAAATGAAGTGGATCTCTTCAATAGGAGCCATACAGATGAGTGCAGAGGAGAATCAGGGAGAGAGCGAGTTCATCAATTTCAACACTGCATCACCGGTGGAGGAGGAAGAGGAACTGGAATTGAATCAGGAGGAGGGGGGGCAGGAGGAAGAACTGGATCTGGATCTGGATCAGGATCTGGAGCAGGAGCAGGAGCAGGAGGAGGAGCAGGAGCAGGAGGAGGAGCAGGAGCAGGAGCAGGAGCAGGAGCAGGAGCAGGAGCAGGAGCAGGAGGAGGAGGA